GCTGCTTGTTTGGGTACAAATGGGCATAGGTTCGCATGACAACAGGAACGGTGTCGCCGATTCGCCTTGCTACCAGAACGACGGAATAGCCCAGCTCAATACAGAGGGAAACGTGGCTGTGCCGCAGGTCATGGACACGAATATCCGGCAGATAGGTGAGTTGGGTGCAGCGGGTCAGCTCCTTGTTGAGCGCTGTGCACGTCATGTAGAATACGCGGTCGTCTGGGGTCAGCCCGTAGAGCCGGGAACAGTAGGTGCGGAACTCTTCGGCCAGCCAATGCGGAATCGGCACATTGCGGTTTCCGCCTTTCTTGCTGTTCTTGGTGGGGCCGAAGATGTCCTGCCCCTTTTTTCTGTGGTAGGTCTTATAGATGCGCAACTGGTCATCATCGGTCAGGTCTTTAGGCAACAGCGCCAGCATTTCGCCCTCGCGGCATCCTGTCCAGAACAGAATATCAAATGCCAGAAGATAGGCCTCGTTGCGGAATTCTTTCCGCAAAAGTTCATACTGGTCTTTCGTGATGATAAGCATTTCCCCGGCGACGGAGGAACCCATGTAGCCGGCGGCATCGCACGGATTGAAACGCAGGCCGTAGAATGTCTGGGCATAATTGAAGAGGGCGGTCAACTGTGCGTGGATGGTGTAGAGGTATGTTTCCGAATAGGGGAGGCCCGTGGCTTCGCCCATCTCTTTTACTCGCTGTTGCCAATCTCGAATATCAAGAGCAGTGATCTCATTCATTTTCCGGTTTCCGAGAAGCGGAACGATTTTGGTGTCAAAAACATTTCGCTTGGTGTCCATTGTGGTGTCGCGGACATGGTGCTCCCGGTCATTGAAGTACAGCTCCACAAAGCTGGCAAGAGTCATGTCACAGCTCTTGGCTTTTTGCAAATGGAATTCGCGCTCCCACTCTTGCGCTTCACGTTTGGTTTTGAAGCCGCGCTTACGCTTCTGCTTTCGTTTCCCGGTGAAATCAGCGTAGCGAAACTGGCAGTACCATGTGCCTGTTTTTTCGTCCTTATAGCAGGGCATTAGAATATACCTCCTGACGTGTTTAGAAATCCCCGACCATTTTTATAATGGCCGGGGTCTTTTGCTTTATAAAATAACGAAATTCGTTATGCTATTACGGAATGCGTGATGCAAATTTTAATTGCGACGATATCTGGCGTCAAAACGGCGGTTATACGATTCCACAACATAATCAAGTGAGTCAAATGGCTCATTCAAATAATGCATGAATAAGTCATAGGCCTCTTCTTTTGAACAGATACAATCGGGAAAAGCATCGTCTTGGTAAGCAGAATCGAATATTTGAAATAAATCATTTTTGGTTAGGGAAAGCTCTTGAACACACTTTTTTATATTTACGATGATTCCAGGAGCAATCATGGCTTGCGACTTCACGGGAAGCCCGTGCCCAATACTGCATAAGTACATCTGATAATCCCACATGGTTTGAAAATAGAATAAGTCAAATCTATAAATTTGAATGCCTGAAAAAAGAGCCTCGCGCCATGCGTTGTTCGTAAGGTGAATATCCATGATGTCTTTGGTAGCATCCCTCCAATAGTCGTAATCGTTGTTTTTGCGATGATTCTCAGCGAGCATAGACAATTCTGAAACCTTATCGCGGCGTGAATTTTGTATTGCTGTGATGCCGGAATCTGTAATGCGAAATTTATTGGGGATGAGCCTGTTCATCTTCAAAAAGGAGAGAGGAACAGATCCTACAATCCGCTTAATTAAATCGGATTTTTTTCCAGAGACATCCAAATTGTTTTGCAATAAAATAGATTTTAACTCATCGACTTTGAAAGCAGAGAGATCCGCTTCCAAAGGAACAGAAACGATATATCCTGCACCCCATAAGTGGTGTAGCAAAGAGTTAAAATCAATGTGGTGTGCCGTCGTCCAGTAGCGCCCAATGGATGGTTTGTTGAATTTTATTCGTTCAATCTGCGCGAGAAATTCAATATCCCAGTATGAAAAATTTCCTGTATAAGCAGGGGACAAATCGATATTTGAAAGGTCGATTTTTGATAGATTTGCTGCATGATCGTTGTTGAGCTTTTCGATTTCTTCTTTCGTTTTAGGTTTGAACTGGCTGAATGGAATAATATTGCGCCGGGGACGGGGGCCAAGCGATTCAAATGTTATGGCTTCATTTTTCTTTGGGTGAAACAATTTACTTAGGAACCCCATAACCTCACAACCCTTTCTGTTATTTATTCACGGATTTCGGTAGATGGCTGGAATCTGCTTGTAAGCTGTCTTACTCTTTCCAATGGCGTGCTTGCGCCGGGAAGGAGTGAGAAGATGCCTGCATCGGATGAGCGCTCCAGACATGGAAATGTGCTTGATGATGTTCTTCGGGAAGAAATCAAGGATTTAACCCCGGAACAGGTCAAGCGGGTGCTTGAGTACATCGAAACGCTGAAGCAGCAGTAACGAGCACCGATGGCGCGGACAGGCCCTCTTTGGGAGCCTGTCCTTTTGTTATTCGCGCAGGAATTTGACGAAGCGGACGTACTCTATTACCTTTCGCATTTCATCATCTGTCAGATCGTGCGTGGAGTCCATGAGCCGCCTCTGCAAAGCGGAAAGATTCGACTCCGGGAAATCTACCTCCCCCCGGAGATAGGCTTCAGACACGCCATAGCGGGCGGCAATAGTGGCGATGTCCGAAGCGGTAGGAACAGATTTTCCCGCTTGCCAGCTCGCAACAAGGGTTCTGCTTTTCCCGCACAGGCGCGACATAAAAGCGCCCGATGAACCGTAATGTTCCATCAAATCGACAATGCGTTGGACAGTAATCGTCATCCTTTTTACCAGCTTTCTTTCTGAAATCTTGTGTAATACGCTGAAATCCAACACTTGTTAGATTTGCGGTCTTGTCGTCTAACAGGTGTTGGATTATTATATAATCACAGTCAAACATTTGTTGGACTGCATGAGCAACAACGGAGGTCGAAAAAATATGAAAATGGTAACGTACAAAGTGCTCAGCAAAGCAATGCGGGAGCTGACAGGGCAAGTCGCAGAGCTGGATGAAGCCATTGAAATCCGCTTGGTGTTTGGCGAAAAAGTTAAAATCACCATTTCGATGGACTGGGCAACAATGGATGCAGCACGGGCCGCAGAACTCGCTGAGCATCTGGCAAAGGCAGCGGAGCTCGTGAACAACTTCAAGTACGCTGGTCATACGATTGTTAGATAAGGGGAATGGCCATGAAGTATTCAGACATCAACAAGATGTTCACGACAGAGGTGAACAAGTATTTGGAGCAGGGGTATCGCTTCAACACCGCAAGCATGAATGGGAGTCAAGGTGAACTGGCCAAGGTCGATTTGACCAACGGAACTGAAATCATCCGCATTGTGGCTCGCACTTTTTCCAAGGAGGGGGATAAGCAGGGCGTCGAGCTGTTCGTTGGCCGCGTGGCCGAGAAAGAGGGCATTCGGCCGGATGTGGCCTATTGCGTCAACACAATTTGGAACGGACGCTTGGAACAAGTCAGCAGCCAGCGGTTCTACGAGGTGAGCGGCTACGGAGATCCCGACAAGTTCTATGGGACGGAAGCGGACGCCGAAGCGGTCAGCAAAGTCCGTATGAGCCGCTATGCGCAGAGGCCGAATCGCAAGGCTAAGGACATGACCAACGCTGAAACCATCAAAATTGCTGTGCGGTTCATTCGCCGGAAACTTGGCATCAAGAACGTGGACAAGAAGCGCATTGAAGTGTTCCGCACGCCTGACCATCGGCACATCATCAATTATCGCGGCAAAGCATATCAGCTCAACAACAAGGAGGTTTGACTATGTATTGCAACAAGTTTTTCAGAACCGAAGAGGAGGCCAAGGCTTTCAAGAAGTCTCACGGCGGGGCGCTGTACAAGAACATCAAGGGGAGTCACACCCGGCAATCGTACCGGGTAGAAGCGATGATGGCCG